CTTCATTAGCAAATACTTCATCTTTAATTGATTGATAATACTGTGAGGGTGTAGAACCAAACGTTGATTTAAAACCTTCAACAACTTTAGGAACTAAATCATCACCATATTTTGCTTGTAAATTAGGGTCTACCAGTGCTGCACCTATTTGCCCTGCTGTTTGTCCTGCTATCGCTCCTGCTGTATCTAAAACTACTGCTTTAGTTATTTGTTCAGGAGTCATAAAACCTTGTGGCACTTGACCAGTATCAAATAATTGTTGATATTCATCTAATGCTGATTCATCAAATTGATTTGTAGGGTCAAAGGTTCTTTGCCCTGTTTGATGTTCCATAAGTAAATTGTAAGTTTTGTGGATCAGCAACTTTTTGAGCTTGTTGTTGAAATACATTATAAACACGTGCAGGGTTAATATCTTTTTCTTGTTCTTCAAGTGAAAGAACATTTCCAAATGCTCCATAAACAGGTTGCATCAAAGTATTATCTGTTGGTTCTGCCATATTATCTCCTATTTTACCTCTAAATAACTAATTACAACATGCAATCTGTTAGCATTTGCTGCAGTTACCTTTAAAATTTCACTTTCCATAACATTTAAAGGTTGTTTAAGTAATTCTTCTGAACTTAAAGCACCGACACTTTCATTTTTATATACACTAAAAACTGCACTTGCACTATCAGTAATTGTTAAAGTTATAGTGCTTTCACTACTAGAATCATTAGAAACAAGAACTGATCGTACAATTGCTGTTGTTGCAGCTGGTGCTGTATATAAAGTTGTTATATCTGTAGACGTTAAATCTACTTTACTATTTTTATATACATTAGCCATTAAACCAACCTTTAGCTTCAGCTAAATCTTCTGATTCTTTAGTTGCAGTAGTAGTTTTTTGTTCGTTCTGTTTTTGTTGCAATTCAAGAACTGCTACCAACTGTCTAGCAAACTCAACTATTCTTTCAGGTGTTGAAGGTTGTGGCAATCTAATCATCTTGAACCATCTTCTCTAACATTAACTCTATAATCACCTAATAACCAATCATCAGTTGTTCCTGAACTTGACCATCTTAAAGCCACTTGTCGTCCTTTTGCTCTTGTACTTACTTTTCTTGTTGAGTTTGTAACAGTAAAAGCACCTTTAGTTATTTCAGTTGCTTGTGGATATTTTCTTGTTTTAAGTTGTAACGAAAGACTTGTATCATCAGTCATAGTATTATCAGGTATAATTTTATCTACTAAGAATAATTTATTGCCACCCTGATCAATCTCTAAATCACCTGACTCAAT